AATATGTTTCCTCTACAGAATCAGCTAAAAGAGGACAACCTAAATATTATGCTATGTTTGGTGGTGCTACAGGAGAATCTGATACCACATCAGGTAGAATGATGTTTGCACCTGTTCCAGATACAACATACAAATTTAGAGTTCATTATAATGTAGCGCCTGCAACATTAGAGTCTGGTAATATTACTAATTATATTAGTCTAAATTTTCCAAATGGACTACTATATTGTTGTTTATCAGAAACTTATGGTTTTTTAAAAGGTCCGATAGACATGTTGACATTATATGAAAATAAATATAAACAAGAGGTACAGAAGTTTGCTAACGAGCAAGTTGGTAGAAGACGAAGAGATGACTATACTGATGGCGCTGTTCGTATACCAGTAAACTCAGCAAACCCGTAGGAGATAAAAAATTATGGCAATATCATCGGCAATTTGTACAAGTTTTAAAGTAGAAATTTTAAAAGGAGTTCACAATTTTACAGCATCAAGTGGTAATACTTTTAAAATAGCGTTGTATACAAGTTCAGCATCTTTAGGTGCATCAACAACTGCTTACTCAACATCAAATGAAATTTCTAATACATCTGGTTCATCTTACAGTGCAGGAGGAGCAACTCTTACAAGTGTCACTCCAGTAGCTGACAGCACAACTGCAGTTTGCGATTTTTCAGACGTATCTTATACATCAGCTTCTTTTACAGCAAATGGTGCACTAATTTATAATGACTCAGCATCAGGAGATCCAGCGTGTGCAGTTATTGCATTTGGTGCTGATAAAACTGTTACCAGTGGAACATTCACAATTCAATTTCCAGCAGCAGACGCATCTAACGCGATTATAAGAATAGCGTAGGAGGTAGACTCTTATGTCTACTACGACATTCACAGTCACCGTCGTAAGCACGGGGAGTGGCAATAAATATGCTATCAATGGTATTCAACAAGATACTATTAGTATTTCTAGGGGAAAAACTTATAGATTTGATCAATCCGATTCTTCAAATGGAGGTCACCCGTTAAGACTTTCTACAACTCCAAACGGAACACATTCAGGTGGCGATGAATATACAACCGGAGTTACAACAAGTGGAACTCCAGGAGATTCGGGAGCATACACAGAAATAGTAGTAGCATCAAATGCTCCAAACGCTTTATATTATTATTGCACTCAACACTCAGCGATGGGTGGAACTGCCAATGTTATTAACAATAGTACTTGGGGTGAAAATACTTGGGGTGTTAATTCATGGCAAGATGATGTCAACACAATTTCATTAACAGGAGTATCTGCAACAACAAGTGTTGGAACTGTAGAATCTTTTCCTGAAACAGGTTGGGGATCAGATTCTTGGGGTGATGAAAATTGGGGAGAAAGTAGTTTAGATGTAATAGTAACTAGTGCAGGTGTTGCAACAACATCTGTTGGTTCTGTAACAGTAGATGCAGAAATAGGTTCTGGTTGGGGCAGAGGTGAATGGAACAACAACGAAGGTTGGGGTATCCAAGGAACAATATTACTTGAAGGTGTAGCTGCAACAACAAGTGTTGGATCATTATCACCTGCAGATGTAATGGGACTAACAGGAGTTTCTGGAACAACAAATGTTGGTGCTCCTACAATAATAGGTTCTGTAGTTGTAGAACCAACAGGAGTGTCTGGAACAACAAGCGTTGGATCTTTAACTGTACCAGAAGAAGTTGTAGGTTTAACAGGTCAGGCAATGACCTCTTCAGTGGGTTCTTTAACACCTGCTGATGTCATGGGAGTAACAGGAGTTTCTGCAACAGTATCTATAGGAGAAGTAGCTGAAACAGGAGATTTAACTCTTGTGCCAACAGGTGTATCCGCAACAGCTAGTGTTGGATCTATAACACCTGCTGATGTCATGGGATTAACAGGAGTTTCTGCTACTGCATCTGTTGGATCTATAGTTGTAGACGCTGTCACTGAAGGATTAACAGGAGTTTCTGCTACTACGTCTGTTGGAACTATATTTATTCAAGCATATCAAAATATTGACACGGGATCAAATACATCGTATACAAGTGTTGCAACTGGCTCAAATACAAGTTACAGTGACGCTGCATAGGAGATAAAATTTATGGCATCAACATACACACCTTTAGGGGTAGAACTTCAAGCAACTGGTGAAAATGCCGGTACATGGGGAACAAAAACTAATACTAATTTATCGTTAGTAGAACAAATTTCTGGTGGTTACATAGCAAAAAGCATAGCAGGAGGAGCACAAACAACAGCACTGTCTGTTAGTGATGGAGCAACTGGTGCGGAACTTGCGCACAGAATGATTGAATTTACAGGAACTATTACTGGAAATCAAATCGTAACTATTCCAATTGATGTTCAAACTTTTTATTTTTTAAGAAATTCAACTTCAGGATCTTATACTGTACAATTTAAATATGCTTCTGGTTCAGGAGATTCATTTACTTTTTCAGCAACAGACAAAGGTGATCAAATTGTTTTTGCAACAGCAAACGATGGAACTAATCCTGATATAGATACACTAGCAATTGGAACTGGTATAGCGAGTGTAGCTGCAGATACTTCACCACAATTAGGTGGCGATTTAGATGTTAATGGAAACGATATTGTGTCTACTTCAAATGCAGATATTGATATTGTTCCAAATGGAACTGGAGATGTTGTTCTTGCAGCCGATACAGTAAAAGTTGGTGATGCTGGCGCAGCAGCTGTTTTAACATCAAATGGAGCTGGAACACTAACTGTAACAACAGGCGGTGCAACAGATTTAGTTTTAAGCACAAATAGTGGAACAGACTCTGGAACTGTTACTATTACAGATGCCGCAAATGGAGATATAACAGTGGCTCCAAACGGAACAGGTAGAACAAAAGTAACTAACGCAACATCAAGCTCAACACAAACTGTAACTACGGATGGAAAAGGACTTGTCTTCTCCATGGTTTTCGGATATTAATACATAAGGAGAATAAAAAATGGCAACACCGAATCTTGTAAATATAGCAACGATCACACCCAAAAACGCTATGGGTACTTTAGGTGATACTAACAGAACTACTATGATTGATGTTCCTGCAGAAACTGCAGTTAGAATAGATACAATCTTAATCTCAAACATTGATGGAACTAATGCTGCTGACGCAACAGTAGAAATTAGTAATGACAATGGATCAACTTATTATAAAATTGCAAGTACAATATCTGTACCTGCAGATTCAACTTTAGATTTAATTTCAAGACCTATCTACTTAGACGAAACAGATTTAATAGCTATAACTGCTGGCGCTGCTAGTGATTTAGCATTTCATGTTTCTTATGTAGAAATGTTAGACTAGGAGGAATAAATGCCAAGAATAATTAAACCAGTAGCAAGAACTGAATTTACATCGTCAACTGTAACTATTGATTCATCTGGAAGAGTCATATCGGCTGCTTCAGGATCAGCAGGTGGCGGCGGTTTTGTACCAAATGTTTTTGCAGCTGGACCTGCTTCAGGAACACTTACTTCTAACGCAAGTTTTATAGGGGCATACCTATACGCTGGTGGTGGCGGCGGAGGCGGCGGTGCTAGAAGAAATGACGATCAAAGAGCAGGAGGACCTGGTGGAGCTGGTGGATTTGGCTTTTATGGATCACCTGTAACTGCTCCATTCTCACAACCTTATTCAGTAGGTGCCGGTGGAAACGCAGGACCTGGTGGAAATCAATATCAACCTGGAAACGCTGGTGGTACTGGTGGTAATACAACTATAGCAAATATTGGGACAGTAAATGGCGGCGGAGGCGGCGGGGGCGGCTCTGACGGAAGTACTGGGTCTACAGGAAGTGCAGGATCTGCTCCAGGAGCAACTACAACTTGGAATGTTAAAACTTTAATACAAGGTTCAAATTATGGTGATGGAGGAAATGGAGGAGACGGTGCTCCTTCTAATGGACCTCAAAACCCTGGAAACGCAGGAACAGCTGGATTAGCACTTATCTTTGAAAACAGTGGAGCTTAATTATGGGAATATTTATTTTTCATAAAAATTCCGATGGTCAAGAAGGATCTTTATATAAAATAGCTGATAATCAAACTAATTATGATGCTAATAAAAATTGGGATGATGGTTTCTATGATACAGTTACTGTAAGTGATTCTGATTTTGAAGCTGTAAAATTAGGAACTAAAACTGTAATAAGTAAAACTGGAGATAGTGTAACTTATGAAGACATGAGTATAAGATATGATTTTGCTGTTGATTTGCAAAAAGAAATAAATCGTAGAATAAATGACATAGAAAAATGGTTAGAAAGTAATTCTTCAAAACCTATGGCTTCAGGTGTTACGACATATTTAAATTACCTTAAAAATCTAAAAGCAACTGATATAGTAACTGATCCAAGTGAGAGTGCTACAGTTAACGATGACACTGCAATTTGGTCTGATGGTACAGCTTTAGATTCAACTCTTGAAACTTACGCACAAGGTCAAGGTCAAACAGTATATAGCTCTCTACAATTATTGTAGATTTCTTTTCAAAAAAAGTTATAAATATCTTTGTTAAATAAAGATATATATATGTTAGAAAAAATAATTACTTTTTCTTCTCACGAAGATTACGTTAATTTAAAAGAAGATTATCCTACTCCAATAAAAACTAATGTACCGGAGTGGTTTAAAAAATTAAAACATTCTCCAAATTTTAGAACAATTAAAGGATGTATGCCTTTCCTTGATACTTTAACTTCTGGATATTTATTAAGAATTCCACAAGATATTTCTATTAAACATAATATAGAAAATCCAGAAACAAAACAAAAAGATAGTTTTGTACATACTGGACAAATAGATTCAGGTTATTTACATTCTAGAGGTATTAATTTAAGTTCTGATATGACAAAAGACATACATGCAACAGGGCAGCTAGAAGGA